GGTTGGAAGAATGTTTGCAGTCTTTGAATAAAGGATAGTCTGCGATGTTATCAATCAAAAACTTTACCATCTCATCACGATAAAAATCTGCTTTATTTAGCATCACATCCCTCATGTAGGATACATTGCTTTTCGTTGACTGCCTTGAATAATCGGTAAAGTTCTCCATGACTCCCTGAGAACCTATTGCAAGGTAAATGGTCGGCAAGGATTCATAAAGGACATACTTCGCTAACGCTCTTAGAATATGGTTATCGAGCAGGGTTTGGTTTGCCGTTGAAAGTCCGGGTGTGCCTGAATCTGAATCGTTACCCCCCTCAAACTGTTCTACTATCTCATCATATAGTTTAACCCCTAAAGCATCTTTGATATAACGCTCCTCTGCGAGTTGAATATCATCCGCGCTGATTAGAACAGGGTCGATGTTCTTTTGAATGGTATTGAGGTCAATGACCTGCTGGGCTGTTATCAGGCTCATGGCGTTGGTTGAATGTTTATTGAAGGTTTTGCAGCCGGAAGTGTATCGCCTCCATCAATATCTTTGAATCCCAAAATGCGCCTTTGTTCATTTACGGTTAATAGTTCTGAAGCTGTTAAATCCGTCATAAACGAAATAGGGATAGGAGTAGAAATCTTTAACTGTTCGCCAAAGTTAAGCTCTGATAAAATAGTATCGAAGGCGGAAAGGATTTTATTCTGAACAGGTTTAATGACCGTGTTGTAGAAAATCTCAAACTCATTTCTTATTTGTTGGTTGCTTCCGATTTGCCCCGCTGTTTTAATTCCGCAAAGCGAAGCTGTGGTACGGTGGGCGGTGATGATATTCTGAACGGCTAAGTTTTGAAGCTGCATAAAGTTTCCTTCATTGCCGTCAACCATTTTAGTAAGAGTAGTCTTTGAGTTTCCATCTTCAAAGATATTCACCCATAGCTTAGAATTATTTTCCCCGTCATCTTCCTGATTGGTGAAGTGCCTTTTGATGTCCTCCACTTTGTCAGCCGCTTCAGACTCATTCATTCCCGTAGCGTACATATCAAGTATGGCACTTACAGTAAAATCATTCTTGAACTTTCCGATGTTGTACTTTGGAATCCTGTATTCAATGTCAATCCAAGGCAGGGCTGCGAGATAATCAGGCAACCCATAAAAAAACATATTAGGTGAATACTCTTTTATGTGAACAATAGAAACTTTATCCGTTCCACCGGAAACAAACTCAGGAATGAATTTACCTTTTGCCTGTGAACCTTTCTCCCATATCTTCGAAACTCTGAATCCTTTGGGTTCGTTCTCTTTTGTCTTAGCTACTCTTACAGTCGTATAGTCAAGGTGAGATAGAGCTAACGCTCCTTTGTTTCTGACTACCTGAATATACCCGTTACCCGATAAAAAGAAATCCTGCGCTACCCGTTTAACCACCTCAATTAATGGCTCCTTGTCGGGATTGGCAACCTTTACATATTTAGCAAGTGGAGTTTCGGAATCAAATAGCCATCCGTCCCCTACAAAGTAGTTGACCTTTGACTTAATGATAGAATGATGTGTAGAACTTCTGCGGAATTTAATCGCAAGTTCCTGCGGAAAAAGGTTAGACCCATTCTGACCGAAAGGGACAAACTCAGTATTGATACGCTCGGTGTCGCGAGGTTCTAACTGTTGCTCTGAAGGTTTTAAATTGAATATGCCATGTGCAAGGAGTCCCTTATGAGTTCCGCTTGCGCTTGGTGACTTGCGGCTTCTCATTTGCTATGGCTTTAGGAGTTTCTTTAAATTCGATTGCAGGATGTTTTTTTTTGAACAAGTCCTGAAGTTCGCTTTGAGTTGCCGAGCTGAGGAAAGTTTTCTTCTTTCCCCAGACTACGGCATTTTTATATTTTCGATTGACGAAATACATTAAGCTGATTCACTCTCGTCAAGTGTGCCGGCAAAGATTTTTCTGCGGCAAGGTATTTCTGCTGATATAGTAACCGTGTTTCCGTTTACATCAGTCAATGCTTTACCGGAAGAATATTCATCAGCGGAAAGGCGAAGACCAAACTTAGTGAAGTCAGTATCCTCTCCATCCCATAAACCAGCGACATACATATTGCCTGGATTGCCGTTCGTTCCTACGTAATCTTCCCATACAGCAATCAATCCGTCTGAATCGGTTAGCTCCTGAAGGAATCTCAATACCTCTGCTGTGGGGTCAATAAACGAACCGAGCGAACCTGTCAATTCCTGTGCCTGTGCATGAATGAAGAACTCTAAACTTTGAGTTACAGAACTGATACCGTTTGTAATCTTTACGGATTCTTTGTACTCTGCGCTGAACAGTTTAGGGTTGACTTTATGGAAGAAATTCCCAACAACCGAAAGGGTGATGCTTTCAACAACCTCCACCCCGAACAGATCGTAAACAACTGCCGCCACCTGCGAAGCATTTGCAAGCCATAGATTTCTAATCCCTGACTTCTTTACTTTGTCAGCGCAAACCGGAGCCGGAGAATTTGTTATTACGCAACCCATCGTTTAAATTTTTAAAGGTTAATTAGGAAGGATTCACTCCGTAAGCAACTACTACAAGGTCACTATGTACATAGTTCACTCCGAGTTTGAAGATGCCGTCAATCATCATCTTGCGGTCTTTCTTTTCATACCAAATATTGAAGTCCTGACCGGGACGAGTGGTGTCGGTTCCGATGATGATGTTGTCTCTCACGGTCAATGCTGCGCAATGGTCGCTTAACTCTGCGCTCATTGGATTGTCTGCATCTGCAAGGTTTTCAGTCCATGCCGTTTCTTCGATGACCTCAATTCCGTCATACATATAAGTCGGGATGCCGTTCATTAACAGCAATTGAGCTTCGCCAAATGCGCCGCTTTGTAATGAGGCGCGGAAGTTATCAATCAGGGAAGGAGTAACACGGAGTTTTTTATCTTTCTTTGGAAGCGAACGGAGAACGGCTGGTTGAGCAGTTATCATATCGTTGAAGATTGCGATGGCTGCATCTGCGTCAAGTACCCCTGCGGTGACATATTGATTCGTGTCAATCGTTGCAATGGTTGCAGCGTTGTCAACAAAGCGTCTCCATAAACCGTCAATCATATCATAGTCCCCCGAACCAGAAGCGGTGTCAGCAAACCATACAACCCTGCTGATGTCGTTAATAAGCCCAATTGCAAGCTGCGCCATGATAGCGTTCAATACATCGGTGTTCGACATATCGTAACTGTTGGAACCTTTCTTCAAAGACTCTTCGAGGAATGTATTTGCCAAATCCTGACGGCAAAATTCAGGAGTCAGGTCGATTTCAACGACCTCGATAACCCTGTCCGTAAATTCGATTTCTCCCTTTACGGTGCGGGTGCAACCTTCGGAAAGTTTGATGAGTTTCGCCATCTTTCCGGCAATCGTGAGATTGCGTTTCGATGTGATTCCATCCATCACACGGAACTCACCCATGATGTCGGGTGCTGCGAATACGGGCTTCAGGAGGATTTCATTAAATTCCTGTCCTGCGTAGGTGTGTGTAAAGTTGATGCTGATGTCGCCTGCTGCCATGATTGTTTATATTAGGTAGTTAGTTTTTTATTGATTAACGCTTTTTGCTTTTGATTGCATCCTTTACTGCGTTCGTTGTGGATGCATTTATTTCTGTGCGAGTCGCCTTCATGCGCTCATTCTTTTCTTCTTCGGGGTCAGGTGTCTTGTAACCAGGTGCGCTCATCTTGCCGATTTCAAGTTCCTGCTCTTTTATTTTTGCCGCCTGAGTTTTGTTTACTGCAATGACATTTTTGAAGATGTCAAGCAAAGAGGCATCTGCTGCGGCCTCACCTTCTTTTGGTGCTGGCTTTGGAGCGTCTGCCGCTGCGCCTTCGAGGTCGGAAAGGATTTTTACGGCTTCGTCAATCTTTGCCTTTTCTTCGGGAGTCAGGTTGAAGATTTTCGGAGCTTCGTTCTTGTTTTCTTTTTTGAACTGCTCGGTAAAGTCATTCCACTTTTTTTCAAGGGATGCTGCAAGGGCTTTGAATGTTGCCATGATGTCTGATTCGTTATTTTCGATTAAAAGATTTTTGATTGAAAGGTCGTTGTATTGTTCGAGCGTTTTTGTAAACCCGTTTTTATTCAGGTATTCATTTGTAATAGCAGTTTCATTCTTTGCGCCCGTCTTTGATTTCCGAGCAAGCCCCAATGAAATACTTTCCTGTGCCGATAACAAAGAACCCTCTGCCATAACCTTGCGGATTGTCGCTTTGGTCTTTCCTGTTCGTACAGAGTAAATCTGAGCGATAGCATCATTGATTTTTTCAAGGTCGGAGGCGGCCTGTAGCATATCGCTTGCCCGTCCCTCTAAACCCGTTGTGGCCTCATGGATTAACATTGCGCTGCCCTCACTGATTTCAGGAAGGTCGTTGCCTGCTAAAGCAATCACAGAAGATATTGAAGCTGCTATGCCATTAATTTTTACATTAACGTCATAGTTGTCTTTTAGTCCGTGATAAATAGAAATGCCCTTGAATACATCTCCGCCCGGAGAATTAATGACAAGGTTAATTTTTTTTGAGTTGAGGTTCTTTACCTCATTCAGGAAAATAGAATCGGAAATGCCAAATCCCCCTATCTGTTCGAAGAGGGATATTTCAGGGACTGCGCCCGAAGTGTCAATGTTATACCATTTGCTCACGGTGCAAAAATGCACATAGAGAATTGTCGTAAAGTTTTTTTTTGGAAACTATTTGTAAACGATGTTCTTTATCGCGCTCTCCGAGAGGTTATATTCATGTGCAAGTTCATAGATTGCGGCAAAGGCATATTTCCCTTTTTGCTTCAGGTACATGAAGTATTTTTTTTTAATGATAACATTACGAACTGCAATTTCATCCACCACCCCTTCGTCAATCAATTTTCTCAGTAGCTCATTAATCTGAGGATACTTTGAAAAGTCAGAGGTGTCAATAAAGTCTTGTATCAGGGCTTCGCTCATGTATCCAAAAGATATTGAAATTGCATTTTGACAAATCCCTGAGCCGTGCTGCAATTTAACGGCTGTTTTTTATTTTCGTAATTGAGATAATCATTGTAGAAAGTTACGGCCTCATTAACCTCGCCCCATGTCGCTTTCATCTTACAGATGTTCGGGAGTAGCTTATGCCTTATTAAATCCTTTTGCTTGTCAGTTAGCGCAAGGTACTTTTGAACCAGTCGCGCATTATGCCTAACAGTCTTTTTCTTAATCCGTTTTACATCTTCTGCCGTTATCATGCCGTTGCCATTGCTTCGATATTCTTAACCCTGTTTTGTGAGTTGGTGGATTCCGCCTCTACATTCAATACTTTAATCCGGTCTATCCTATTATTCATGGCCTTTACAGATTCATTCATGACATCAAAAAGTCCGTTGTTATTTCCTGATAAATCAGAAGGTGAAAAAGACGGCGTTAACCCTGAGTTTGCGAATCCCGGAACTCCCATTGAACGGAAAGTCCCCGCCCCGCCTAACATTCTTTGGTGACGTTCATTTAAAATTACTTCGCCACTTCTAACGGTTGCGAGTAAGTTATCCCCGTTGCTTCGTTTGATTCTCAGCCCGTCATTAGCTCCGATGAGTTGACCTGTTAACCCTGAATCTGCAAATCCTTTAACATCGGTTGCTACTATTCCCTGAATTTGTTTCAATCCAAACGCAGCCGTTGCACCGCCTGCCAATAAATTTAACGGGAATGGGTAGGTTGTTATTGCTTTCGATACGGCTAAATAAGTATTGATGCCAGCCTGTGCTAATGCAAACGCCTTCCCGGCTGCGGTATCTTTCCCCGCTACTGCCGAAAGCTGACCTAATGCGCCCTGCACTATGCCTAATTTAACCTCTTCGGACTGACGCTTTAAATCTTCCTGAATAGCGTTATGCTTGCGAACGATGTCATCAATAGCCTGCCCGTTATTATCTGCGGCTTCTATTTCCTGCGTCCTCTGTGCGTCATCAAATTTTAACCTGGCTTGTAATTGCTCATCAAGATTTCCCGTGATATTAATGGTATCTAAAAGATTCTGCCGGTGCGTTAGTTCACGTTGTATCTCTTCCTGGCGTACTACATCTTTATCTCGTTCCGCCTTCGCTGCGGCATCACGGAGTTGCTTTTGATAGTCTCTCTCCTGTTCAATCAGAGAGTCAATAAATTCCTTGTTGACCTGCTTGAGTTTCTCATTTAACGCTCCGATTTCGGCAAGCCGTGTAATCCCCTCCTCTCTTATTATTTTTGCCTTTTCTTTTTCTGCATCAGCCGTTGTTTTTATAGAATCGTTCGCCTGTTTATCAAGTAAAATATTTATTCGGGTTTGGCGCTGGGCGTTCACTTCTTTCTGAGAAGCCACCGCATCATCAAGGTCGGACTGAAGTTCGATGAGTTTCTTTTCCTCTTCAGCGTTTAACTGTTTCCCTTTGAGTCTTAAATTTTCCTGGTCGAGTGCCGCCTTCGCTTTTTCTTCGAGTTTCTTTGAATTAGAAATCTCCAGGTCTGCAATCTCATTGGCAATCCTAATCCTCTCTTCTTCGGATTTCGTTTTGTCTTTTAATGATTTCGTGAGGGCATCAATGTTTCGCTGATTTGCTCTTATAGCTGAGTCAAGTTTGGCAGAGGAAACAGTCATTTCGTCCAGCGCTTTCGCTGCATTGAATCCTTCTTTTGCCGCATCTGCCGCACCGGAAAAGAAATTTCTTATCGAGTCTATCGGGTGCTTAATCGCTTCGGTGAATTTATCGAAGTTTGTTATCAGCCCCACTACCGAATCAATGACAAACTGAAACGCCTTATTTAAAGCTCCCATGATTCGGGTAACAAAATCGGCCACCTTCGCATTCTCGCTTAACTTCGCTATGAACTGAATTAACAACCCGACAATTAAAAGAATAGGGTTTGCCTTTAGTGCGGTATTAAATCCCTGCGCACCGGAGATAGCGCCTCCCATCGGGCCGCCCAAGCCCTTGAGCGCATCAGCATAGTTGCCTACGTTGCGCCTGTTGTCGCCTGTGGCCGCTTCCAGCTTCTTCAGCTTGTCCGTAAGCGCTGCGGAGTTTGCCTCTAAATCTTTGAAGACCTTAGAACCTATCTCGGCATTCTTCCATTCTTTGTTGAGGGCGGAAAGTTTGTCACGTAACCCTTGAACGGTATTCGGGAACTCCTTTGTCCCCGCCTGCGCTTTGGTAAATTCATTGACCTGTTTATTGACGGCTTTTAATTCGCTCTCTGCGTTCTTTACAGCCCTTGCCCATGCGTCAACCTGTGCCGGGTCGGTAGCGGTTTTTAGTTGGGACTTGAAACTTTTGACGGTGTCTTCTAAATCCTTTATGGATTCCGCACCAAAAAGATTTATCCTGAATAATATTTCTTCTGCCATGTTATCCTATTTTTACGAGTTCCACTTTTGTACTCTCATCCTTCAGAGGTTTGTAATCCGAAATTTTATTAATGATGTAGTAAGTCCCATCCAAATAAATCGGTTTCTGTAAATCTAAATTACGGATATGATTGTTATTTAGTTTCAGGTAGCACGTTACAAATACCCCGTCTTTTATCAGCTCGAAATAGTTTTTCCAGTATTTGGTAAAGAGTCCTTCTGAACTATTCTCATCTTCGAAACTCAAACTCTCATCACCCGGCACATCCCAATTAATATCAAATGCTTTCGGGTATTCGTTTAGTACATTGCCAACGGAAATCCATCTCCATTGCGGGGCGTTGCCGTCTGCGTTGTTCTCATTCGTGTTGCCTTTGTAGTATAGGATTCTTGGTGCAAATTCTACTAACGGGTCGGGTGGTGTGGAATCGTCTGCGTAATCTTTCCAAAGTCTTGGCATCAATAACCCTCCCGTTGTCGGTGAAATGTCTTCATCATAAATATACCATGAAGGCGAAAGTTTCTTTGTGCTGATTTCCTCGCGTCCTTTTTTGAATCGCGCCGTGAGTGTTTCAAGATGAGAGAGGATTGGAAGGGGTAATGCTTTCTCAATCTCTTTTACATAGCCGTCTTTTGAATCTTCTTTGTAACGAAGCAACTGTTCAATAGCCATATCCTTTAAGAACTCAATCTTAAATTCTTTAGTCTCATCAATAGGTGCGCCATCGGGATTTCGTGAACCATCTTCTAAATACTCTGACCAATTGACAGCGTTGGAAGTTGACTTGTAAAAGTCATCTCTCGGCTCGATGGTTACTTTCTTATTCAGTATGTCCGTCTTGACAAAAAGATTGAAAAGAATAACTACATCTTTAAATAAGTCTATAATAGTTAGGTCTTGAAACTCGAAGGGGAGAAGGATTTCGGAGATGAAGGCGTTTTGAAAAATATTGCCAAACGAAATTATCTTGCTCATCTCGATACCGCACGAAAACAATCCGCCCCCTGCGCTGACATCTCTTATGATTACGTTATACACATCCCCAATGACAACAGTCCCCAGCGGAATTACAGAGGATACATTATCATCAAATTCAGTAGTGGGATTCATGGCTCCCAGCTTGTCCTTTAAGAAAGCGTCAACCGTCCCTTCGTCTGCTGCGTTCTTTTGAATGACAAACTCAACGGAAGAAGCTGTATTGCCTCTGCATCCCAGCGTATCTATCTCGGCCTGTATTAATTCTGCATGAGCATACGAGACTGTATAACTCGGATTGGCATAGACATTTGATGGGTCTGAAATTTCAGACGGGAACTCAATAGTGTGGTCTGTGGTACGTATTACCGCTGCCGTTCTCGTTACTGTGCCTCCTAAATTCGTATGCCCGTGGTCTGGTATCGCTCCAGGGTCAATGAGAAACGTATGAGACAAATAGCTGCCAGGTGTATCTTCTTTGATTTTCTGAATTACAAACGTGCCATTGTAATCAGGCTCCGCGTTTCCGGTAATTGTTATCTGCTCACCAGCAATAAATCCGTGACCATTGGTATCGGAATTGTCTGCTATTAACACAGACAAGCACGGGTATAGTGTCACGCCCTCCAATTCGGTTGTCCTATCTATATTCACAATCGTATAACTATCATCAGGATGATTTGTAAAAATAAATTTAGAGGACGCATTCCCAATCGCCTCAAAACTAATATCGGGAACATCCGTCTTTGTCTTATTCGCCAGTAGTATCAGTTTCTTAAAAAAGGCAGACTCGAAAAATAAACTTTCAATCGTATAGCCAAAGTAGGCAAAGGCTTTCTGAAATACATTCCTGATATAGAGAGCGGGGTACATATCAGAAGCCGTGACGTAGTTATGTAACCATGCTCCATAGTTGACCAACGGAAAAATATAGTCAATATCATCTGCGGTCAAGTCCCATGAATCTTCCATCGCTGCCGCTTCGAAAGGGATTGAATCAATAGGTAAATCGGATAACTTCAGATTTCCTAATTCGTCAATCCATGAAAAGTTATCGGAGAAAAAGATGAGGTCGAACTTATTTACTTCGCCTCTTAAATGAGTAACCGAATCCACCTGAATGAATCCATCTAATAAAGTTCCTGTTGAATCCTGTAACCTTGCTTCGAGTTTATTCTTTAGAGCCTCTACTTCAGTGTCCAAGATATTGACATTCCAAATGTGATTAAGCGCGGTGCAGTTCTTCTTTGTCGCTGGTATCTCGAAGGTTTTGGAGAACGAACTTTTCCTGTCATCAATCCTTTTGTCATTGGCGATGTTGGCTTTTATCTCCGCAACCTGGAACGTCAACGCTAACGGAAAGTCATCCGTATCGCCAAGGTCAAGAGAAACCTCCTCCGCGTCAATCAATACTATAATCTCTAAATCGTCAGTCACCTTCTTTGTGCTTTGGTCTTATGGGCAAAATGAAAATCAATCTCGTATTTTATCATGCCGTTCAAGCTGTCCGCTACTTTCAGTTTCTTTGTTTCGATAATCACAGGCATATACTTCGTATCAATTTCCATATACACTTCAGGGCTTGACAACATTTCGCGAAGTACGAGAGCCTCGTTATCACTCAGGTAATCTGAAAACATTTTGTATCCGTCATCCTGAGTTATCGCAAACTTGCTCTCTATAAAGTTACTTTGAAACTCCTTTGAGTTGGTGTCGTAGTTTCGGATATTCTGTCCTGTGAAAAGAAACGAATCAAAACCACCGAGCCTATTTAAAAAGTGCAGCCGGATAGACTTTGGCTTACAGTCTTCGATGACAAACACGGTATAAATACGGGAGATTACAGACGGGCTTGTATCTTTGAATTTTTCTATGACATACGATACAACGTCCTCATCAATGAAAGTAGTGTTGAGTGCCGCATTGATGTCGGCAGGGGCTATTCCTATGTGAATGGTATAGGAGTAATTGGCAACCCCATCAGAATCTATTGCGAATGGAAACGCAAATGTGGCAGCCGCTTGCGAACCGTCTTTATTTATTTTTCTAACAGTATATTCAAGAATGCTATTATACGCCCCGTCAACATCAAATAATACCATTGCATAAAAAGAATCCGTTAGCCTCGCCCTGTGAAATCCGATGATATTCGTAAGCCACTTTGATTTATTGTCTTCCAAAAGCCTATCCGTCATCCGTGTTGTATCAAGCGGCTCAAAGATTGCCGCAATAGCCACCCTTAAATCATCTTCAGTCACAGCATCTCCGTAATCCGAATCGCTATCTGAGTCGTTTATTATTTCCGTGAATGTGCATTGAAAAGCAAAATGAGAATCTGGAGCATCAATATATCCGATGTCCGTTCCGAGGTCGGCTGCGTTGACATACATATTCGTTCCTATCAGGTCGTCAATGATTCCGTGAATATCAAACCGGAAAAGATTCGTTTCTCCGAATAAAGGTTTATGAGTTATTGAAGCAACGATATTACCGTCAATGTCTTTTATCTCACATAGAACTTCGTCCGGTGCATCGTCCGTTTCTATCTCGTAAAGAATCGGGTCTTTGCTGGTGACGAACTTTTCTAAGTCGGCTTGGTTGGTTATCGTTATCATGTGGCTTCAAATATTTTAAGCGAAAGTTCGCATACAACAACATTATCTTCGTAATACGGCTTTATGCTAATTCCCCTATAAGTTTCAATGCTTTGCATATTTAATTCATCTTGGAAATGCCTCATTACATTTTTGCCAATAAGAAAAGCGGATATAGTAAACTTATTATCACGTTCAACATCGGCAATCTGCTCGTCTATACTTTGTCTTACATAACTCATTGTTCGTATTTACTTTTATCGGGGTACAATCCACTCATTAACATTTCCATTCCGTGACCTAATGCTTTATCGGAGATACTGAAAAACTTCGCCTCTTTTAAAAGGTCAAGATATTCGTAACGAAATTTCTTCTCGAATAGTTTGTAATCTTTTGAGGCTTCGAACGGAACAGAGTTCATATTCCCGTACATGGATTTGAGGAGCGTCTTTCCAAAGGGTACGTTATACTTAGATTTCTCAATCGTAAAAGGGGCGTGAATGTTGTAGCTCATCAATGGTAATCCTAATGCCTTTAATTGCTTTTGCGTTTCAAGCAAAAGAGATTGATATTGTCTGTTCCCTTTCATTCTTACAATATGTTCCGATAAAGTTCCCGTTGAGAAATAAGGAAACTCGTCAGCATCAAAATCTGATAAAAGAAAGTGGTCATCGTACACACAAAGGAACTTGTCACTTATAGCGGTGTGGCTAACTGCGAACTGCGTCTTCTTAATCACGTTCAGAACTTTGTCATTCACTTCTTTGTATTCGATGTGATGAACATTCTGAAGGAACGAAGGGCAATGACCGATGATAAAAACCTTGCCGATGTTCTTTAAGTACTTCTGCATTGAACGCAAAGAATACCTCAGCTCGTTATCTTTCCATCCCGAACGGATGCCTACTATGTAAACGAGGTCGGTCATATCTCCCTGCTTTTCTTTGTTGACCAATGGCGAATCATCGCGCTGCCTGCGTCAATGACTACCTTATTAAATTTCCTTGCCGCTTCGACAATCAGGTATTTACCGGAAGCCCCTACCGAGCAAAGTATCAGGTTTGCTTTCATGCCTCCGATAAACTTTAAAGCTGCTCCGTAATCTTCCCACGAATCGTAATCTGCGTACTCCATTCTGACGATTGAGTATTTATCACATAGTCCGTTCGCTACCTTTTGAGAATCCCTACAAACTACCCCTACTCCTCCGGTGTGCTGAAGCAATTTAGGAACCCGTCCCATATACAGCCATTCGTGACAGATGATACCTGAGCCATAAAAAGCCCTTGCATTTACGTGAGGTATTATCTCGTAACGGTCAAGCATCAGCCCTGAGATGTTGGGGCAAAATATATCCGCTTCATTCGCTGCTTTGATAACGCTTGTCTGAACCTTTTTAAAGTCGGCTCCGACAAGACCGTATTCTTTCAGCCATACTTTATCCGTCAGATATCTTTTATTCACTCCGAGAATTATCGAACGCTCCCCGTCCCCCATCCTGACAAGCGACAAAGGTTTGCGCATCAGCAAAGCATTTGATACGAGGATGAATATAGCATCCCCCGACATATACTTTTTTGCCGTAGCAACTTTTTCAGCTTCGTATATCTGAAGGTTCATTTTGAAGTGCGTTATATTCGTCCATATCAACTTCTCCGTGTCCGTACTGCCAGCGTTTCTTATTCTCTGCCTGATTCCAATTCTCATAAACCAACGGAACTTTTCTTTTCTTTATCAGCGTGATATTTGAATCCAGATGATTGAAGGATATTGCCTCTACTTCGAGAAAACAATGCTGTAAAAGCCCACAGAGAAAAACTATATTCTTCGCCCTGCGTGTGTCATGAAAAGCAAACAACCCGCCTGGTTTCAAATACTTCCAATGTTCAATAGCGAACGTCCCCCGTAGATTCATAAGCCCGTCATCAAAGATAAAATCATATTCTCCTTCGGGTTTAAAATCTTCCAGCGAAGAAAACCTTACATCTTTCTTTATCTCCAAAAACTCAAGGTTCTTTTGTGTCCTGCGAATCCATTCTTTCTCGGTATCGATGCTGGTTAGTTCGCCTTCGGTGTAAGCCGCCAATACCTGTGTGCTTGCTCCGCTTCCGAACTCCAATATCCGTTCGTGCTGCTCTGCCATTTCTTTAAGGACTACTGCATCCTGTTTTGATATATCGCCTATGTAAACTATCATTGAAGGTATGCTAACTTATTTTTGTTTCCTGTTCGCTTCGATACCCTCCAAAGAGAGGCGTTATCCTGAGTACCTGGAAAGATTTTTATCTCGTTTGCCTTGTGGGCAAGGACTACCATTTTAATTCTATTGTCGCGGCAAAACTTTCCGAAGCTGCCGTCTAAAGTATTCACCGAGCCGTTGAGTGAATTAAAATAAAATCCTTTCTCTCTGAGTGTGCCTACATAAAATCCGGCAAGTGCCGTTCCTATCGTATGGGTAGCTTCATCCTTTAGCACATCGGTGAAGTATTGAAACATTACTTTCTGCTCTTTGTAATCGGTGACAGGGAAAGAAGTAAACCGTATGCCGTGAAACCCTACTGCCGCCTGACGTTTGTATCTTTCAATCCCGTTAATGATTCTCTCCGAATAATTAGATGGGTAAATAATATCATCATCGAAGGTCAGGAAATAGGCATCTTCTTTTGTTTCATCGAAAGCAAACATTTTCTTTTCGGCTGTGAACCGTCCGTAGATAATATTACTTGACTTAAAATATTTCTCTACATATTTCTCAATGATTAAGTCCCGACCAATGTAACTCATGGCGACATTAATTTTATCACATGGTATTTTCTGAAATGCCAACGCCTTGAGAACTCCCATAAAAGACTTTCTCCTGCGTTGAACGGTGGCGATATTGAATATTAACTCAGGCAACTTTCATTTCCTGCTTTGGCGGTGCAGGCGGGTTTTGCATTTTAGGAACTCCTTTATGTATTAATTTCTTACCTGAGAATATCTTTTGCAGCCATGTCTTTTTATCTGACTTTAATCCTAAAACAGATTCGATGTCTGACATGGCTTCTTTGTTCTTCAGCATATTCTCAAATGCCAACGGGTTAAGGATTCGCTGTGACTTATTCTTATTAAAACATTCGTCTTTCCATTTCTTATTCTGAATGTCAAACATTTTCTTTTTGTCCTCCTTGCTTCGCTCGAAGGAATGATAGACGTAAGCAATAACCAGCGAACGCAAAAGTTCCGATGACTTCTTTTGAATCCTTTCCCTTTCTCTCTTTGTTAAACTCATAGCGTGACGTTTTGAAGTTGTGAACTCACAAAGTCTTCAACCAACTCCGTAAAGTTCTTTTCGATAAATTCTTTAATGTCCGGCTCGTTCCGTTTCAGCACATTGCCGATGAAGTTAGAATATCGTTTCGGTTCTCTGAATATCCTATTCCCTTCATCGAATGTTTTTTTCTGAATAGCAAAAGCAATGGAACGGATTTTCTTTTCGTCCTTCTCAAAGCCCTTGACTTTAATCCATTCTATGAGTGCGTCAATAGGAACTTTCCTTGCTCCAGGTGGGCGGCCTCTGTCAACATACTGACCATAAAACTCCCCGTATCCTACTATCGCCAACCCTTCAGCGAAAGCCTCTACTTCGACATGAATAGAGTTGATTAAGGTTTCGGTGGCTCGGTGGTTCTGATTCCAAAGTTCGGCTTGTACCTGCTCCTTTAAAGAGGTGGTAAGCGGCTCTAACTTTTCCTGAAGCGGGGAGATGTCGAACATTATTCTTTGATGTAGTCAACGATTAAAGTATCCCCTACCTGTGGAGGGTTGGTGAATGTGATAGTGTTTCCTGAAACGGTATAGTCCACGTTTAACTTCTGCCGGCCCGGCTGATAGACTGTTGTCGTTCCCGTTCGTGGTGTAAATGCCAAAGTGAAAACAGTATTCACCCCGTCAATAACTCCCGATGGAACTTCGTTGAATACGTGTTCGGGCAAATCAAGCAAGGCAATCTCGACAAGTGATATATCACATTCGGATGGCATCCGAACCGTGAACGAAAGTTTCACCCCTGCAAGTTGGTCGTTATGTTCGGAGATTCCATATTCAATGACAACGGGGCTGCTGATAGGTAAAGCAATCCTGATAGACTCAACGAACTTCATCCCGATTAATTCAAGTTCGCTCCATTTCTTTGACTTCCTCTTGACTACATTTTCTGCTGACTGATAAAGGTCGTAGAAATACAAAACTACGGGAATGCTTTCGAAGGGTTGGTAGGCATCGGGGTACGAAGGTCGGGGCGGAATGAAAAGGCAAAGCGGATAGCTCCTGTTTCTATCCTGATTGATTTCATACAGGTATCCGAAATGGTAACTTTTTATTTCGGGGATTAATGCTGCTGCTGCATCAAAGAAAATGTCAAGGTCATTTAAGGTCATGGAGTCGCTCTAAATAATTCTGTTCGTCAATGCTAAGTGAAAGGTAGGTGAGTACGGTGTAAAGTTCTGTATCGCAAACCGAATCAATGCTGTTCTTATTTGGCAGGTCAAATATTTTTTTCTCTGCTAATTTACTTATCGAACTATACCATCCCCATCGTTCATTCAGTTCAGTAATGCCAGCCGCTTTCTGTTTTGGGGTAGATGGCTTTCCATCAAAGAGATTGTTGAACGCTGTATAGATATGATTTTTAGCTGCAAAAAAAAACTGACGAAAGCGAAAACTTTATCTAAGGTTACGGTGAGAAATAACTTCTCCCGCTCCTTTATCAGTTCCCCTACATACGCTTCGCCTTTCTTCCTGCAATAGATTGCCATGAGTCCGGGAACGGCTTTGTAGTTTCCGTCATTGAGTTGACCCGATAACTTTTCTACTAAAGTCGCATCGGCAAATTCCCCGAAAGTAGAACCTTGTAATAGTTCTTTAGGAAACAAATACTCCTCGCCTTTAATCTCAAAGCGGTCAATCAAAGGAATGTCCTGAGCGAATACGGCAAGGATTGAATTGAGCATCCCGTACACATCTGCGGCTTCGGTTTTGGTCAGGATGTCAATGGGAACCTTCGTCCAGAAGTGTACCTGCTTTAAAGCGTACTCCGCACGTTCCAAAAGTTCATCCGTAGTGAGGTCTTCGGATTTCTTTTCTTCGACAACGGATTTCGGAATCGGGATAGTAAGATAATCAATGTACTCCTTCAGGGTGATTTCTGAAAGGAGATGCTTGTAAGAGTAGGTTTTTTTATTGAGGGTGAACTTCACTTTCCGTAAGTGATTTTACCACGCCTTGCAAATGCCGGCGCTTTTACTTTCGGCTTGACGGGTGCGGCTTTCGCCTTCGGCTGTTCGACCTTTACGGGTTGCTTTGCTTTCGCTGGCTTGCTTTCAACCTTTACAACTTTAGCGGGTGCTTTAGCTTTCGGCTTACTAACTTCTTTTTTAGACTCTGCTTTTTTCTTTGCCATGATATTTAAGATTAGATATTTAAACTTTGTGAAGCTTGTTGAAATAACTGAATTGCCCTGCGTACCCTTGCCATGTACATAATCTGGCGTTTGGATTTCATCTGCTCAACGGTAGCTTTCCCCGTTTCGATTGCCAAAGCGATGGCGGCTTGCATCGGCTCGATGGTCACATACTTAGCTGTTGGCTTTTTGATTTCCTCTTTGAGGTGGGTTAATACTCCATCGAGTGAAGAGGGCGCTTTACCCTTTGCCGGGTTGGCAGCCTTTAGTGCCTTGCTTAGTTCTTCGACCTGCTTATTAAGCTGGTCAATGAGAATCAAATCCTCTTCTTTGGATTCGTTCCTTACCGTGTGAGACTTGTTTTTATTTTTGTTGCTCATCAGAATTTATACGCTAAAGTTAATCCTTCATTCGTGGTTTTTAAAGACAGGTTTCGGTGTCCCGCTTTCTTTACGTTTGACCATGCAGAAAGTTCGTACACGAAGCCCGTAAACATCAGCATCCCTCCGATAACTGCCATCGGTGTTTTTATTCCCGAATCCATATCAGATGAAAGAGTAGGGGCGATGATTACGAGCGTCCCTATGGCGTAGAGTGTGTAACCTGTTCGCCCCTGTACTCCGGCCTTGTAAAGGAATCCTGTTCGTGCCTGTGGAAAGTTGGATGTCTGTGCAAATGTTTCAAAGGAAACAAAAAGCAAAAAGAAGAGAATAAATTTTTTCATTTTTTAGGTTTTGCCAAATGTAAATTATTTCACCTTACAAACAAACTGTCTTAGCCTGAAAATATTAACCGCTGCTTTGGTGAAACTTTCTTATACGTTACGACATACCTCAGCGGGTCGAGCAGGTGGTTGTAAAAGTCTATCGGCTCGTTCGTTGTTTCGCCTGACTTCTCAACCTTCCATTTATAGTTCCTTAATTCCTTAATCAGGTTTACGCTTCGCTTAGTGACCATGATGGGATATTGCTTTACCAAGTCTATGCCTATGCGAATTGAATCTTTTCCTTTCTCTGCGCCCTTGATATTAAACCCTGACAACTGAATCTCACGTATGGATTTCGGTTCTGCGCTGTCGGCAATGATTTCTGTCTTTCCGATGGTTAATGATTTAAGAAACTCAATGATATTTCTATTGGTCATGTCGGTTCGGTAAAGCAATTCGTCTAACCAAAGTTTGCCATCCTGAAATCGAACATCAATCAATGTAGTCGGATCGTTGGTGAATCCGAAGTCCATGCCTAACGTACGCTCTACTTCAGGGATGGAGTCAACCAGGGTGAAGGACGGGAATATCGTACCCTCCGAAATCCCAAACTCCAAATCAATATGAACCCGCCTGAAGTTCAAATCCCTTTTGGCTTTCATCTCAATCTCATGCCGGATAGTATCACTCAGGTATTTATTATCACGGTAGTTTGACTTAATGATTATCCGTTCATTGTCAGGCAAGGAGAATACCTTGTCGGTAATCCAAAACTGATGGTCGGGATTGTAGTCATAAAAGATTGTCCCGTCAGTTCGCATCTCTGCCTGTTCAACCAATTGGTAGTTCATGTTAATGGCTTCATTCACATAAAGGATATTTCTTCTCGGGCCGGTTACTTTACCAGGGGAATCAGCCGAAAAGAACTCAATGATAGATTTCCCAAAGAAGTATTGATGTTCGCTTTTGTTGATATTGCGCTCATCGTAAATGTCATCCCCCTTCAGTATGTTTTCGAAGTCCCTGATGGCTCCCATCCGCAGGTGAGGCATCGTTTCGCTCATCACGGAGATTAATATGCCTTGCTTTTTTTGGGCAATCAAAAGTAAAAGCTGAAGGATTGAAAAGTTCTTTGAGCTGGAAGTGCCTCCGTGATTTACTATTCTGCGAAATCCTGCGTTAAATGCCTTTATGTTATTCGTGAAAACTTTTGTGCATCGCATTCAAAAAGTGCATTTCTGTTCTAATTTCCCGATGGAAGCCAATTTATAGTTTCTCAATTTCACCCTTTGCATCCGGCTCAATCGAAACCCGTATCGCCTTTCCGTCTGAGGTGACATCGGTGGAATCTTTTAATCCTAATTTTCGGGCTATTATGTTCGCATTCAAGAATCCTGATGCGGCTCCTGAAAACTGCTGATTTGCGATAGTTTCCTCGATTGCGGTGATGACTGTGCTAAAATCTTCTTTATTTGCCCTTTCCTGAGATTTGAAACTTCGAAAGTAGGCGGTGTTGGCTCCGAGGTAAAGACAAAGCCCCTCAAGGGTAAAAGGTCTGATTACGGGAATCTCCTCAATTTTCGATTCGCCCTGATAGGTGGTCAATTCTGCTTTTTGGAAAGGGTTTTCGATGCACCATTTGAAGTATTCACAAGCGGCTTCCCACATTAGCTCAGGGGTTGCAAAGAGCTTGTCCCGTCCATGTTTTGAGCGAATCTCCCAGAAGTTATTTCCCTTTGGTGCTGCCATGCCTTAATTCTGCCAACCTATACCCTTTTCCTTCGCGTGGCTTAACGCTCTCTTTCCTTTCGGGGGTTTGGGTGTTTTCACTTTAGGGGGTGTTAAATCGAAGATTAATGAGTTGCATCAATTCCGCCCTTTTCATATTTTACAGGGGCTTTGGGCATCCTCGCTTTATAAATCTGCATAGCTATATTGAGAACCCTGTTTTGCATTATAAAAAATAATCTTGCCGCCTTTCCCCTCTTTGTTTCGGGCAAAAGTTCATTCTGCCAAATCTCTCTTAATTTGTGAGTTCTTTGGTAAAAAATATCACCCGCTTCTTCAATTTGGGAAATCGTGTACTTTTTCATTTTCTTTTTCGCAAGCTCACTCAAGGACAGACATTCTTAATGAAAGCAGAACATGGGCAATGCTTGCAAGGGGCAAAGGTATTAAATTTCTAATTGTAGTTGGCTGTTTGTCTTAAATCGGGTTTTGGCGGTTTCGAGATTTAAGATTGCCTGTTTGTAATAGCTGTCTTTTAATTCAATGCCGATTGCTTTTCGTCCCATTGAAACCGGGCTGTAAACTTCTGAACCAACGCCCATGAATGGAGTAAATACTAATTCATTCGGATTGCTGTAAAGTTCAACCAACCTGTCAATCACATCAAGCTGCAAAGGATGTACGTGCTTTTCGTCATCTTCATCACGGCTTTCTTTGAAGGGTAAAACATTGTCAATTCGGATATCATCCCAAACGCTTGAGGCGTAACGCTGCCAAATCAAATGGCTCATCTTATTCTCTTTTGGGTCGCCTTCAAAATTCTGCCATTTCTTTTTGAAGTCTGCATAGTTGCCGTAGGTTTCTATGTGGGCCGGAAGAAAAGGCGTTTCGCCAAAGTAATCATTCAGTCCAAAAGGATGGGTTACCGGTATTTCGTTTTCACCTGAACGGGTAAAGATTAAAACATAATCGGGCATGGCCGTAAAGCATCGGGTTGTATCTTCAACAATGAATTTGTGCATTAAACTTTGCACCATTGTTCTCATGCGAACTTTCAGCGGCTCTTTCCAAATCGTTATACGGTTACGATAATGAAAACCGTTTGCCTCATGGAGTTTAATTATCTCATGCGGAAAGTCCCAAAGAAAACTTTTGTTATCGTGAATGTCTGTACAATGAACTGCATTAATCCTTCCAGGCTTAGTTACCCTTGCCATTTCGCCAATCAGGAAACCATACTGCTGCAAAAATTGCTCTTTGCTTTCACAGTTTGAAAAATCATTTTCGCTTGAACTGTAATTGTACAACCCCGCAAATGGAGGGCTGTAAATTGATAGGTGAACACTTTTGTCCGGTAATGTCGGAAGCACATACATACAATCTGAATTGTATAGCGCGAAATCTTCGGTAATGAGTTGCTCTTTTATCATACGAATTTAGGTAGTTTGACTTTTTTGTTGAACTCTTTTTTTACTATTTTGAAATCTGAATTTGTTTGTGCGCTGAGATTTTCAAACATCTCAATTGCTTTCTCTTTTTTTATCATAAGACTTTCCATGATTCGGGTTTGCCCATCGGATAAAATCAAATCTACAATCACTTCTCTTTTCTGCCCGAACCTCCAAAACCTTCTTATTGCCTGATAGTATTGCTCGTAAGAATACGTAGGGAAATAGGTAGTATGATTGCAATGCTGCCAATTCAAACCAAAGGCGGTTATTGAAGTTTTGGTTATTAGTTTTTTTATTTCGCCTTTTGAAAATGAAAGTAAAATTTCTTCTTTCTCGTCAATATCCATTTTACCTTTTACCTCAACTGCGGTTTTGTCAAGCTGTGATATCAAAGCGGCCTCATCGTTCAGGTTCACCCAATACACAGAAATATCATGTTCGTTTGCCTTGCCTACGGCGGCTTCGCACCGTTCATGTATAGTCGCCCTTACTTCAGCTTTTATTTCAAAGAAGTTAGTTGCAGGAAAATTGAACATTGAATATTGCCCGTTCAATGTTAGGGGGCTTTTATTGTTTACTATGGTTTCATATTCTTTCAGCTCGGGCAAAATGAATTTAGTATCATCAAAGCCCAAATCACTTGGCTTTCTCATTGATATGCTCCATGAAGAAATCCATTGCCAAAAAGATTTTTCAGCATGGCCTTTCAAATACCATTCTTCCCCTGCCCGGTGTTGGCCGCTTGCTTTTATTGTATTGTTATTATTTTTAAAAAACTTCGTAAGCATATCCGTATATCCCAAATATCCCAATGCCTCCGATGAAGTTCCTAATTCTACATAATCATTGGGGGATGGGGTTGCGGTAAAGAGATATCGATATTTTACTTTCCGCAAGAAATTAGTTATGGCTTGTTTCGTTGCGCCCTCAAAGTTTTTTAAGATAGAACTTTCATCTAATAAAACACAATCGAAATCATGTGAGTTAAAATGTTCCAATCGTTCGTAGTTGCAAATTACAATCTTTGTTTTATATTTCCCGTCTTTGGAATAGGAAACATCATCTATGTTAAATTTCTCGGCCTCTTTGATAAATTGAAAGGCAACCGCCAAAGGGCAAATAATTAATACAGGTTTGTTGGTATGCCGTATGTAGTTGGTGGCAGTAACTAATTCAATTAACGTCTTGCCTAATCCGGTGTCTAAGAAATCAGCGCACCGCCCTTTTCGGATTGTTTTTTCTGCTACGTATTTTTGAAAATCAAAAAGCGAATTGGGAATAAATGTCGGCTCTATTCCGTAATCGGATTGAGAGTGCCTTTTACTTTCTAAGAAACTTTGATAATCCATAATAACAAACCCTTACCAGCACAAAGGTTCGTCCGTCCTGCGCGAAGGCAGATTGGGCAATGTACCGATAAGGGGTTTCTTTTGGGTTTTCATAACGGACGAACGGGACAAAGATAATATTTATTTCAATAACCTAATTTTATTTTTAATTCCCTTTCAGTAAATCGCTTCTTTGCTCCGTTGGGCTTGAAAGGTCGTAGTTCGGGGGTCATTTGGTTAATGAATTAAATTTGTTTTCAAAATCTTCATACGAATCTCTCACTTCAAAGGCAATGCCCCCTGCCGTATTCACATCCTCCAGGAACATAGTCTGAAAGATTGAAAGTTTATCCCTGCCCGTTTTCACTTCGATTGCAAGGAACTTCCCATCTGACTTTCTGAATCCGATAATATCGGGAATGCCGAGTTTGTGAGTTGGATTTTTCATAAAGGCATCCCGCTTCTTTGAATACACGGCTCCGTTGTTTTGCCTCCATGCCTTGAATCCGTTGTAGTTCAGAAACCGGATAATGCTTTGCGTTAATTGATTCGTTGCGCTCATTTCCTTTTCTTCCTACTTGGTGCCAAACTTTTCATCTTCTGCCTTTGCCGCTCTTTTACCTCCTCACAAAATATTTTTAAGGCTATCTCCTTTTTATTGGGGCGGGTCATTGAAATAAATGTTGGTTCTCTGTAAAACTTCTTTCGCACCCTACGCACATCGGTTGAAATAAATCAAGTTCTAATTGTTTCGGGTTCTTTTTCTTTGGCATTTTTTCTCCCCAGCCGAAACCAAATTTTTGTTTCACTATTTTTTCAAGTCCGTCAATCCATGCGCCCCATTTCGGAAATAAAACACTTGCCTCTATTCGCTCGACCTTGCTTTGCATTGTTCCGCACAGACATTCTCCGCTTCTACATATTGCAAGTGATACGGGATTGCGCTTTACTCCGTTGCCATCAAGATACGAAATACATTCGGGCTTATCCCATTCGTTGATAACATTTACCCAAATATTATTTCCGTTTTTCTCTACCTTAATCGGATTGACAAATTCCTTCATTCTGTTTTCAGATTCAAGCCGCCTGCCTCCGTTGACGAATAGTATTTTTCTGCCCCGTTTATTTTGGCGAATGTTTTTAGAAGTGCATTTCCTAAAATGTTCCGCTTTCAAAACATGATAGGAGAAATTGTGAGCATCCCTACCTACTCCAAAGAATCCCTTCCGCATAATGTACCGTTCGTAAGCGTCCCCTGCGTCGGCTTCAATGTAAATAGGCTTTTCATTTGCAGTTGTTGCCCGAACAAAGTCAAGGGTTTCCTGTATTCCCGTTCCCGTTATGCCGTGCATGATGTGGGTTAAGGGAACGCCCAACTCTTTGCAAACCGCCAACGCTGTCATTGAATCATCGCCACCCGAAAGCATCAGGACAACAGCATAGGGATTGTATTCAGCTATTGCCCTATCAATAATCTCCTTGCTCGATAATAATTTCTCGTTCACTTTACCCAGTACCTAAATGCACCCATAAATTCTTTAACTAACTCTAATCCACATTTGCCGCACCTCATCCATTGCGAACTTCCATTGTAAGCATATTCACTCCAATGTTTCCTATGAAAAATGCGACAATAAAACTTTTTCATCTTCCAATTATTTTCAAAGGCACTTCGGATGGGGTGAGGCGTTTCATTTTAGTTCCGATTTTAAAATATCAAACATTTCAGGCAGGTATTTATTAATGTCGCTCCCCCTCCCCTGTACTGAAATCGTATATTCATTTTCATCCACATAAATTCTCATTCGATAATGTTGCGGCTCGAATGCACAGGAAACAACTCTTTCCCGCGACTGCATTATTTCCAGCGTACCCTTCAACCGCTTGGTTATTTCATTTTCTAAATCATTCATGCTTGCCAATTCATTCATGAAAACTTGAATCGGATTATTGTTCTGTGGCATCTTTCAATTATTAAACTGTTTTATTCTGCTCGTGATACTTTTGGAGGAGGTGGGCGGAATCCAAATATAGATATTTTTTCCCATCCCAATACACCCAATGATTATCGTCCTCGCTTGTTCTTACGGCATTTTCCCAAATCCATTCCAATAGCCCCACGCTCTGCTCGTCCGCCAGCTTTTGGGCGTAGGGAGAGGTTGCGCCTGCGATGTAACCATCTTGGCGGGCTTCGAGAATGTCAATTCTGTCATACGCTTTAAGCAATCCGCTTCTCGCTATTGTTCTTGCGGGGTATCTATTCTCCGCTTCGTCAATCAATTCTTTAGGGGTTGGTGTATCGCTCATGGCGCTTTATTGGTTTTTATTATTAATAGCCATATTCCATAAAAACGCAACCCCCGCCACTCCTCCTGTAAAGAAAAATAGTAGCATGAATGTAGGTAAGAACATCGCATCATGTGAAAGGCTGTACTTCGCCTGAAACGCATTCCAAAATACAGGCGTGTAAAAACTAAGTGTCAATAGTGTTAAGGTTGCTATTAATGCAACGATTATTGAAGTTGTCTTTCTCATAGTCATTTTCCTTTAGTTGGTTTATTGATTGAAATTATTTAACGTCCTCTTTTGCCTTTGGAGAAGATTGCAGGCGGTCACGAAGCCACTGAATCCCATCTGCAAATGAATTTCCGCAACACATGGCTGCAAATTCTACCAAATGAGTGTGTCCATATTGCTTTTGCATATTTCCCAAGTGATATTTTTCCTTTTCTTCGGCAGCATTATGTACCTCCTGTTCGCTCGGCATCGCTGCGGAAGGGGTGGGATTCACAATTAGATTATTACAGTCGGGGCTTTCAACATTAATCAATACCGCCCCCTCCTCCAATCGGGGCTGCTCTTGCGCCCTTGAGTATTTTAATTCTTCGTACATACAAATCTCCCCTGCCATGTAGATTGCCTTGAGTTCGTCAGGAGTTTCGGGTTTTAGCATTTCAGATTTAACCTGATTGGCGGTTTTGATTTCTTCTTCTGTAAAATTATTTTTCATTCTTTTTTAGATTTATTTTTCAGGGGTGGTTAAAATTCTATCGTTTGCAAATATTCACGGACGTAAATGTTTTTCATTTCGTCCCGGACTTCGGTGTCATAATTTTTTCTTAGTTCCGCTGATTCTTGCGCCCTTCCTTTGCGGACAAGTTCGTCACGCATTTCTGAAAAATTAACTTCAGCCTGTTTTCTGACTTGCTTCTTTTTTTCATCGGACAAATCCAATTTACCATTTCTCCATAACGAAGCGAAGCATTCTTTCACCATTAATATTTCAGGAATCTTTTTTAATTCTTTAATGGTTTCAATCGTTATGCGAAGGGCTGCATCTTGTTTTTCTTCTTTCGTGCGCTTGTCTTCAATCTGCAATGGTTCTGGTTTCTTTGGGGCCGGAATAGATTTCTTATATTCCAGGTAGGGGTTTATTATGCGCCCGAAATATTCAGCCGAAAATACTTTGCCGTAAAGACCCATATCATTCGCGGGATTCAATGGGTTAATCAAAAATTTATTTGTAATGGCCGCCTCGAATGATTCGCTAATATCAGAAAGTAAAATATTAGGATAGTGCTTTTGAATAAACTCTACCATTGCCCGTTGCCCGTCCTCGTAAGGAACTTCGTTGGCCGCAAGTCCCAACAATCGAAATACCATTCCGATGGCAGACCTTATTTGTGATTCCCTGCACGTTGATATTTTTTGTTTATCCATTTTCAAAATCTTTATATGCCTGTTCTGCGCTCTGCGCTTTGTTCGGCTTGTGGTTTGATTTTATTGCTACTCCATTTTGCATTACCGCCTTGCCGTCCCTCATATCCCTCAACATGAAGTTTCGGGCGGTAGCAATCCAGTCTTTTCTCGTGTTTCCGTTGGCGCTCCAGTTTTTAACCGCCTCGTAATAATACTTTGTATTGAAGGTGGCATATTTTTCATCTGAGCTAAAAGCAAGGTCGAATTTAACGAATTCAAAGTATTCTGATTTTTCAAAAAGATGAGCGCCTTTTACCTTTACCTTTTCCATTACCATTACCTCTTCCTTTACCTTTACCATTACATGGGCGGCATCAATGCCGCTTCTAAGCCCCTTCAATGTGGCTTCATTAATGTTTAAATTCTCGTCAATAAGGGAATATTTATGTAATTCTTTGATGAAATTATTGTGAGCCCTGTTGTTGTTATTGAGTCCGCTTGGATATTGGTGATGAATGAAATCAGGAAAGAAAAATTTGCCATTTTTCAGGTCGTATGCTTTTCCGGTTTTAATAAAGTTTGCCTCAAAATCCTTTAAGGAAATTTTCTGCTTTGTGTAAATTGAAGCCGCCTCTAAATCCATTACCCAAATTCCGGAGCCTTCACAGTCACAGATTATGAAAACATAAAGCAGCTTCATTGCGGCATCTAAGCCCCTTACAAATGGGGACTTAAAAAATCCGGTGCTGATAAACCTATTAGCGGCCATATAGCAAAGTCGCCCTGACGGGTACGGCATATCAGTCCGGCTAAGGAGGGAGGGATGCCGCCCCTTTCAGGACTTATCTTAAATTAGTAAATTTTGTTTTGAACATTAGCCGAACTGATTTATTAAAGCCCAAACGTACCGCTTTATCCGATACCAAAAACATTGTGTTCATAAGTTTTGAGCATTTTTTTCAACAATCCCCCTGTTCGCCTTTTGCTGGTCGGGGGTCATAAACCAAATTTTATGGTCGCGGTTCCATTCGTCCGATATAAGCACCCCTGCCTGCTTTAAATCCAACAAGCGCCTGGGCAATGAGTTTATGCCATGCTCCACTATTGCATCGCGTACCGTTAATCTATTGCCCCCCATAAGCAGATTAAATACCTTCAGACATTGTTTGTTGAACTTGTGGCGGTTCTCATTTAAGTTTGTAAGGCTTTCTCTATTATTTTCAGCTTCGTGAACGGTAAAGAGGTCGGGTTGGCTCATCTTAATGGAGATTTAACGCCCCGTAAATAGGTCGGGGAGTGGATTAAATAATGCTTCTCAATCGTTCGGGTTGAGGCATGGCCAACCTTTGTAGCGACTACTGAAATCGGCACTTCGTTTTCAACTGACCATGTAATAGTGAATCTTCGGATAGCATGAACGCCCAAATATTTTACTCCGACAATTCCGCAATATCTTTTAATGGTTTCGCGGATGCTTTCAGATGTATATGGGTGGCCGGCTTTCCATCCTTCAAAAAGGTAGCGGGTTGGTTTTTCTTTCTGTGAGTTCCAATACAAAGAGATTAACTTCCAAACTCCTTCCGATGGATAAATTACCCTATCTTGATTTCCTTTAGCAGAGCGCAAAATAATACTCGCCTCTTTAGAGTTGCAATCAGAAAGGAGGATTGAACACGGCTCCGATATTCTTAATCCGCAGTCAATGATCAGCGCAAGTATAGCTTTCTGTTTTGCATTTTTAATAGCATTGAGAACTTTTAAAATATCCTGTTCTAAATAAACCGATTGAACTTTCTTGGTGCGCTTCGGATATGGAAGCTGCCGCCAATCAATGTTCCGGTCGTAAACCGTTGAAAATAGCCAGCGAATAATTATACAAATGTTTCGCCTGGTATTGTCATTCTTAAACTCCGCTGCGAAATCCTGTAATTCTAAAATTGTCGCATCCTTTGGTTCGGGAAATCTTTTAAGGATTAAATTAAGGTTTGCCCTGTAAACCGGATAAGTATTTTCTAAGCTATATCCCTTTAAGCGGATGTAATTGAAAAGCATTTTGTCACAATACTCGGCAGTAGTCAATTTCATAATCGTTTGATTTTTAGAATAGGTTCATTAGTACCACCGTTATAAAACAGCTTGCTCATAACGGATTACATCTATTGCAGTTTCTACCCATGTGTGGTGCTTCTATAACATCATCGCTCCCACAAACATCGCAAACCGATTTTATAACATCAGGTTGGACAAAATTTTTATTTGCTTCCCTTAGTGCTTTAATTTCAGCGTTCATCTTCGTAATTTGTCTCTGTAAAGGCTTTATTGCATTTTCAACATACATTTCTACACTCTGGTCTTGTAACATATTTTATCTATTTTAAGTTATCGTTTTCAAATCCGCAAATAAAAACTTCGCCAACCTGCGGACGTTATATGAAATGCGCCTTGTTTCATAGTGAGCTTTCTGCTTCATTCTCTTTTTTAATAAAATTATTTTTTTCTTCCTCCCCTAAAAAAGAAAACAAATTTGGTTGCGTAGATTTTTCTACTCTGATTATTCCTCTTGCCATATCCAATATCAACAAACCAAGTTCAGGAAATACGCAGTTCCGCAACACTTGTCTTTTGTTCGGTATTTTTATTTCGCTCAAATCAAATCCGTGTAACGACATCAGTTCCGGTATTTGAGCTTCACGGATAATTCTCTTTCGTGTTCCGTGCATCAGCGTTCCTATCTGCACTCCATAATCTTTTTTCGGTATAGTAAAATTTGACCAGAAGTAATGCCTTCCGCTTTCTTGTGGCTTTATCAATGGTTCGTAATAACTAATCACATTCTCCACTACATATTTTCCTTTAAACCATTCTTGCAGCAAAATTATTTCCTGATATAATTTCATATCGGGATATTTTACCGCCCATCTTCCGCCATTTGAGTAATTGATTTTGCTATGTGTCGGGCAAGGCGGTGAACTCCAAATGAAATCAAACTCCTGATAATGTTCTAACAGGTATTGGTGAGCATCGCCAACAATAACTTTATCATCAGGAAAAAATTTCTGATACACTCCTGCAATATCGGGATTGAACTCAACGGCTGTTACTTCAACATCAGTCCACAGTTTTCTGTTGCCTCCAATTCCGCAGTATAGATTTAAAACTTTCATTTGTTCCAAATGATAAAAGGTTTGCCCACGCTCAAAAAAATAATTTTATTAAAAAAGGTTTCTCGTTTCATAGTTAGTTTTGTGGAAGCGCACTTCATATAACACCGGCTTTAATGCAATTTTGTTTTTGAGTTTTCTATTTTTTGAATTTGGTAAAAACAAAACTGACATAAAGCCGTAACCGTTACAAGCAATGCTACATTCGTTTTCATATTGAGCTTTTCGTTTCAACTTTTAATAATTTTTTTCCCTCCTTTAAAAAAGAAAGTAATTGTTCACCTACAAATTTCGTGTAAGCCGGTGGAATACTTTGCGCAAGTTCATATTGCCCCAACCAATTCAATCCGGTCATTTCGCCAACCTCTTTCACACCGGAGAAATGCCCAACATATTGTATAAATTCTTCCGGCTTTGCTCTCCTACCCATCTTTGCATTTTTGGCTATATGCTTTGGATGCTCCGGCACTTGTATTTCAAAATTGCTTTCAAACAATCTGTGCCTGTAAGTCCGTAAGCCAAACATTGCACCGCACAATTCAACCGGATTTATTAACGGGCTTCCCGGCACATTCTCAATTACAAACGGCTTTCTTGTTTTAAGCAATTCAACTCTTGTTGCCTCAATCAAGTCCGGGTAAATTTTGCCGTTAATCCTAAATTGCATTGATGCCATTGAATATCCTTGACAGGGCGGTGATGCGTGTATTGCATCGTATAAGTGCCAATTCTCTTTCAGGTATTCAATAGCATCTGCCTGTATAAATTTACCCCTGTATTTTGGTTGTGGCTCAATGTCAATTCCGGTTACATCAAATCCGGCTTGCTCATATCCAAAACTTGCACCACCGGCACAGCAGTATAAATCAAGTAACTTAAAATGCCCTCGCTCAAAAAAATTATTAAAAGTTGTTTCGTTTTCCATATCAATATTTCTACTTAATTAACCGCACTGCTTGTAACACGGGCTTTAATTCAATTTGCTTTTTTCTTGTTTATTTTTTAGGGGCAAAAAGCAAACTAAATAAAGCCCCAACCGTTAGGACAAAATTTCCTCCGCTCATTATAGTGGAGAGTAACCCAACATGAACGAAACAATACTCACCATGACAAGAGTGAATAATATCCCCCATAAGAAACCGCTTATCCAATCTTTGTCTTTCATTTTATTTCAATCAACAACTTGCCGGCTTCGATGATACGCGAAGTTAAAAAATCTTTGTCTTTTTCGGGAATCTCAAAACGGTAAATATTCAGATTCTTATAATGCTTATTCCCATCTGGCAAGTACGCGAGTTTTGATTTGTGGGATTCGTAAATGAATCTATATTCATGTGGGTTGTCGCCATCATAATTGTATGCCTCATTTGAAATATCCTCAAGTTCGCTTTCGTATGGCATATAAAGGATGGCCTCCATTAAATTAAAGCCCCATATACAGGCGTTAGAAACAAGCTGCCAATATTCTTTAGCGTAAGATTTTTTCCATTCCGAAAGGTCGCCAGTTTCTTTTGCCTTTATTAGAACGTCATTATATTCTGCAAAGTTTTGTGGCTCATAACATTTCGTATCAGCGACAACCCCGTCCTGTTTACAAACATTGTCCTGGCTCCCCGCCCAAATGTCGCCATGAACCGGATGAAGCATTGTGACATTGCTCAATAGTTCGTATGAAGTAGGGAGTAGATCGTGAACCCGTTGCTCTAAGAACTGTCCCCACTTAGTTGACCTGTTGCCAGCATCAAGCGATAGCGACCTCCCCAACTTGCGCTCAAGATTCTTTTCGTGAACGTAGGAATAAAAGGGTGCGCCATACGTTCCTGCGACCTTTCCGTTTGTGGTTAGCCTGAAATTCTCCGATGAAGTGAAGCGCCCATTTCTTTCGGTATTATTTAAAATACCGTTCATTTTGCCATTAGGGATTTATGAAGTTTTCGGAAAGACTTGGTTTCATTGCCGTTCAGGATGCGTTCAGCGTCCGTTATTTCGGCAGGGGTGAGAGATTCCTTCTTTAGTTCAAAGAGCGTTTGTAGCTCATCTTTGTCAATCGTAGCCCCATTCAGGTCAACATTAATCTCCCTGAAATCCTCTTTATTGTAAATGTCGGCAGCTATGCCTATTTCGGAGGCGCATTTTTTCAGACAATCGGTTGCTGCGGCCTTCAGGTCGTTGCCGATTGACAAAGGTACTTTCGGGGCGTTCGCGGCCTTTTCGGCATCGGTTTGTTTCCGGTAAATAATATCCTTATTCCCGAATTGCATTTTAATAATTTCCTTCCCTCCACTTCGACAAGTCAGGCGACCTTTTACTATGGCCTCATCATGCAGGATAATCTGCTCCACAATTTCAAATGACCAGTCCCATCCGAACATAAGGTTAAGGCACTTCTTTACGTAGCCCCCGGTAACGTAGTCCCATTTGCCGCCTCCCTTTGCCGGGCGTTGTTTAACATATTGTTCAGGAGTTTTCTTTAAAAGGCGCTCAAGCTGAAATTTATTGAGAGCGTTGTTTTCAACCAGGGAAAGTTCTTCGGGTTGAATTAATGCGAGTTCATTCTTAGTTTCCATAATTTTTTATTGAGAGTTTACTGTTTGCGTTTTCGCCCCGTCATACCCTCCGAAGAGGGCTGACTGTCCGAGCGAATCAAAAATCAATCTTGATTCAGTTTTTGAAGTGAGGCGATTGCTTCATTGAGAACTTTTAACTCCTCATCCTTTTTAATCACCTCCGCCTTGTCGTTGATGATTTCATTCTTTAATTCTTCAGCTTGCTTTTGTAGCTTGGCGATTTGATGACCACTTACTTTAATCTTTCCCATAGGTTTGTTTATTTAAATTGTTTGTAATTGAAAATTCTTTATTAACTCAATTCCTCTTTCAAGGTGTGATTGAAACTCACTTTCGGTTGATGCTCTGTAATTGGAGTTTGTGAAAAACGAACCTACGTTGGTGTCAATAGTAGATACACTTACTCCGCCCGTTTCGTTTATCCAGCACTTACAGACGGTGTTTTCGTCAATAATTTTAACGACCTCTTTGAAGTAGCCCTCATCGTTGCCCGTTACTCTGTAAGCTGGCAATGTGATTTCCCTTTCAACTACTTCAGGGGATACGGGTACTGTGATTGTAATGGTTTTCATTTTATTTTAGATTAAACTGTGAATAAAAAACCTCAGTCCCAACGAGTGCATTACGTTCGCGATTCCGGTGAAGGCGGGGACTGAGGCAAGAAGTTTAATTTGATTCACCGGAACTTTATTTTGTAATGCGAAGGCAAAGATAACTAACTTAATTGAATAACAAACTAATTGTAAATAATCATTGAGAGGGCGGTTACAGAAATCTGATATGAGCAATTGCCCCGCCTTGCGTACTTCAGCCGGAACCATGACTTAGTACAAAATGCGCCTCCGAAATAACCCTGGTTGTCGAACTTGCGGCAAAGTAGCTGGCTCTTAATGGATGGGGAGAGTTTCATTTTATATATTTGATTCAAATAAGTGCCATACTAAAGCCCCGCCCATCTGCTGGAAAGTACCTATGTATTTATAGTCTATCAGTTCAAATGGGTTGCCAGTTCCCTGTATGCAGAAGGTTCGTATTTCCTTTGGCGCTTCTGGGTTTACGATTGCCCATATAGTACCTACCGCGCTTTGATTTTGCACCGTAAGTATTTCTGCGCCTTTAGGCATTTCAATATGAAACACATCGTCAATAGCAAATGTAAATTTCCAAATTGTTTTTTTCATTTCACTCGCACATTAGTAAATATATATATTGTTTCCGCTATCAATGCTAAAAGGCAAAAGCCGAATAATAGTAAAAGCGTTATGAAGTTTTTGCGGGTCATTTTTCTGCAAGTCTAATGTATTCCTCGTCATCTGTTTCCTGTTTGCCAACGTAATCCATTACGTCCGCCTCCGCTAACGAGCCGAGCCAGCTGGCAATGTCTGACTTTTTTATCTTGCCTTTCGTTCCGTCAAAGTTTCTCATAGCTTGCTTTAGTTCGGCTAAAGAATAATCTACTGTAATAGTTAGTTTTGTCATTTCGCTTTCCTCCATTCAAAATATGTAACCTTAATCCTTTCAAGTATAAACCCCGCCTGCCCGTTGCCGCTTTCGATTGTAGGGCGGCTGAACAGATGGAAGTGTAACCGTATGCCGGACTTCGCAAGCTGTGAGACCAACCAGGTTTTAGTTTCGGGATTCATATCTCTTTTGGTGAATTGCGAAACCTTCAAGATTCTCGGTTTCAAATAAAATGCGTTCGTCTAAATTCCTCATGCGTGCATTGAGTATTTTCTTTTGGTCATCGGATAATCGGTCAAGCCATTCAAGATAATAATCGAATAGCTCACCGTACTCACGAATTAAAGAATAGATTAGGACTGTCATTTCTGTAAATGTGTTTCGATGTCAATACATTTGTCGCATTGCTCGCGGCACTTAACGGCTGTTCCGATAGTTTCTTCACCGTAGCAATAAAAGGCGTTCTCTCTTTGCTGGTCGAACTTTTCAGCGGAGGCATCTTCTTTTAAAGAGCGTCTTTCTTCGCGCTCGTAAATTGGTTCGGGTTCGTTATCGTAGCTCATGTTAATTGCTCCCCTAATTTTTGTCCTGTTCCATTACACGTTTCGCATACCGCTAAATCAGAATGTTCTTTACAGTCTGAGCAAATTAGAATATCAGTATCAATAGGCGCGCCACAACATTCGCTAATAACGGGAAAGTCGCCAAGGCAATCAGGGCAAACCGTGGGGGTTATTTTTAAATTAAGGTTACTCATTTTCATTACTGATTAAAATAATTATCAATACTACTGCTATTTTTAAAAGGGAGAATATCATCATTTCTCTGCAAGGAGTTTAGCAAGTTTCTTTTCGCGCTTGTCGTAAAAGTCGCGTATCATTATGAACACATCCATCGTGCATCCCGAACCATTCATCGCACCGGAAATAGTTTGCCGTGATATATCATTTGCTTCAGCAATGGCATTGACATCGCCATGCTCTTTTAGCTTCTGCCACTTTTGTTTTATTGGATTAGGTATTTTCATTTTGTAGTTTTGTACGGCAAATGTAAAGTAAAAGTTTTATATGTGTCAAGTATTATTTTTGTTTTTACCTTAACTGTTTGAATATTAGCACATAAATTTTACTTTGGATTGCATAAAAAAGCCCCTCACATGGAAGGGCTTTGCGTCAGGTCTCTCACCTCTGACGTATTATGAAAATTAAGCGGTGAAGATATACAAAAAAGTCCCGCCTATCAAAACGGGACTATTACATAAATCACGGGTCATAACTCCGCATTCACGAAACTATTCTTAACTCAATCCTTCGAGCCATGCAATCACTTTGTCAATGAGTGCATCGGCTTTGTCGTTGGTGAAGAATTGGATAATGCGAAGGGCTGCAATTAAAATAGGCTTCAACCCGATAAGCGTTTCCGTTGGAATGGCATCGGTTGAAAAGTCCGCTTCGTGATTTTCTGCAAGCTCATTGAAGTCCTGGATTTGTTTGATGATTTTCATTTTGGTTAAGGGTTTACGATTAAAATATTATTTGATAAAGGTATGTTTCTTATGTCAACGTGCGTCCATGTTTTCGTAAATTCTATATTCTCCATTGCACTCAATCCCGCCAGCCGGAATAAAGATTCGTTGTTGAGAATCTCTAAATAGACTTCATGCGCGGCTAATCCCTCCACGTTGAAATCTATGGCTCTGCCGAAACGATGCTGAGAATACCTTGCGCCCGTTGTGCTTTCAGGTACACGGAACCCGCGCTCAAAAAACTGTCCGCCCGTATGCCAATTATTTATGGTCATCGGCTTCCCGAAATGTTCACGAATTACTTCAGCAAGTTTGATTAGGTTCGGGTCAATAAACCATGTAGATTTATCTCCAAAGGAATCGTAAATGCCTTTCGGTACAAATTCCTGAATGACGAAATGCTTGCTGAGTGGCATCACATATTCAAATAAAGAATTACAGCAGCCTCAATAATGAGGATAACGATAAATGACCATGCCAGATATCGCATCCCTTTTTGATATGGGTCGTTATTGTAAACCTTCATTCTTTTTTCAGGAACTTATCATCAGAGTTTGTGAAGAAATTCTTCAGCAGGTAGGCAATACCTGCCGCTAATCCTGCGTAGCCCAAGGTAGCCCACTCCGCACCTGTTGGGAAATGAGGTGGCGTTGCTGTGATTGCTCCGTAAAGCCCTGTAATGACAACTACAAGAACGGCAAGGATGAAACCCTTTGCCAAATCCTTTAATGACAGCGATAAGAATTTACTTTTTTTCATTTTGTTTTTATTTAAGGTTTGATTTTTAACTTATCCATTATTTTTTTCTGATTGAATAATATGGTATCCATCTTGGCGACATTAATCTTATTAATCGAATCCCTTTTTGCCTGCCATGTAGTTGCCTGTGCCTGCTTCTCGGAAGTTGCATCAACCGTCTCCTTTACGTTTACCCCGAAATAGGCACCCATGACTGTAATGGCGGTCATTAAGATATTCGTCACATTAATTTTCTCAATGATTTTCGCAAGGGCAACCTGTAAGATGGTGGGCTGTTTTTCTTCAGTCATTGCATCCCCAGCTTTCCTTTTATCATTGATATTTCAGACTTCATTACGATGTCCCCGTTATCTAACCTTGCAAAGTGTGACTCGTATCTTTGATGGTCGAAGGCTTCAATAGCGTGTTTCGTGGAGTCTATCATTTGAGCCGTTCGAATATCCGATAAAGTCTGACCTACCCTATCCCGAAAGGCGTTCGCCTCCCATTGCCAATATCCGATAACCCAAAGAGCAATCAAAACGAAAGCCCTGTAAGAAATAGTCAGCCCTTTCCCGACCTTCTGTTTTTTTGCTTCAGTCATTTCAGATGAAAGGATATCTATAATGGGGTGCATTACTTTTTCTGCAATGCTTTCACCCCGTACTCAACATAATCCCTTTTACCGTTGACGTGCAGCCAATAAATATCTCCGTTCGTTATGTCTTTTACTAAAACTTTCGAACCCCCGTACATCTTCATTTTAGCCCGTAGGTTTTTAATGATTCCCTGCCTGCGCATATACGTTTCAGCGGGTGAACCAATCACCTGTTTTAGTTTCACCTCGCGGCAGAAAAACTCTTTGCTCCTCTTTCCTTTCGCCCGATGTATTTCTACGTGGCCTTCTTTTGGATTTGTCATCAGTTTACAATTATTTTCTTTATCCCGCTTCCGAAGGTAGCCCACGAGGCAGGGAGTTTATCGAAGATTAATGTCCCGCTTGACTGGAGCGTGAGAACCGTTGCGCCTGTGCTTCTGTTGGTGAGCCATATCGGGTAATTCGTGTCATTGTAAGGGCTGCGGTTGACTTTATGGGTTGCGTTGTCGAACTGAATGAGAATGTTACCTATCAGCACATTGAACTTTGTGGTGTTCACAAGCGATGTGTGAGGAGTAATTTTAAAGATTCCTGTCGTTCCTTGCTGAACAATATCTCCGGGTACTATTGTATCATAAAACACAATCACTTTCCCATCCATGCAGTCAATCAACTTTTCCCCTGTGCTTCTGTTTTTGATGACGTAGTTGTTGTTGCTTTCGCCCCTCTCAAATGACTGAAATATTTTGGTCGTGGTGTCAATCATTATCGCATAAGGCGAAACCAACCAAAATTTCTGTTGCGCAAACGAATCCGTAAAAGTTAGCAGAAAAATTAAAACAAAAAATATCCTCATGGCATCGTTCCGTATTTAGCAAGTATGTATGCACGTAAATCTGTAAGGTCGGTTCCGGTCACTACATGGTCATAAATGATAATCTCCGCAATATCTCCATTCCAAAATCGTGTACCGAATGACCTGTCCCACCCTATTTGTCCGGTGAACGTCCAGCCTGTACTGTATGCGCTTTCGATAAATCCGAAGGCATTCATAGGGGCCTGCATATTACTTGTCGCATAGTTTACACTATTCAGATAATAACTTGTGACATCTGTGGGGTCGGCAAAAATAGTTCCGCCACTCAGTCCATTTAACGGATGAGCAGGGCCAACCGTGTTCGGCCCCCATAACCCACAGTAATCTGTAAAAGTTGCACCGTTCCATTTGGCCACAATAAATGCGTGTTTGTAAGTATCCGATGAGGTTTGATTCATGTAATTATCCACTCCGTCAAAACGAATTATCGGCTTACCATTTAAAATATTATCATACCATTTCGGTTGATTTGTACCCGTTGCCTGAAGGGCGTGATTGGCCTGTCCGCTTTGGTCATCCCATGCACTCACCAGGTCGGCTCCGTCTGTGGTTACTCCGGCATCGGCAGAAACCCAAAATCGAAGTCCTGTTATGGCAGATGGAAGGAATGAAGCAGTCGTAACGTGCCAGTCTACCACCAATCCGTTACAGCGAAGGAAACAGGTGAGCATTGTTGAATAAGCCGATGAGCTTGTCAGTCTTACATGAAGCGTATCCCCAACTCTTGCGATGCCTTCCGTTGTCCATGAATTACTATTCACTTGCATTTGCGATGCGTTTCCACGTACCGCAAAAGCCCATACCACGGTTGAATCTCCCGCGAGAATTATACCGTTTGAAGTAATGAGGGTGCTTATGTTTACATTGCTTTGGTCTGTAAAGTCAAAAGTGGTTGGAGATCCTGAGCCTGTAATCGCCAAATCTCCGCTGCCTAAAATAGTACTTCCGTTTATGGTTTTAATGTTTGTGCCTGAAACCAGTTTCGCCTGATATCGTCCCTCATAATAATTGTAGGAATGAAGGATTGATGTGTCAACAGCAATAGTCCCCGTTCCGGTTATCGTGCCTCCTGTGATAGGCGATGTGGTGGCGATGGATGTAACCGTTCCTACTGACCATGTCCTATCAGCCGATAAGTCTTGCCCAGTCCCATTAATGGTTAGCGTCCGCGAGGTCAATACAGCCCCCGTGAGAGAGGTTAAATATCCAAAGGGGTTTGTATTGTAAAAGTTGTATGTGTGAAATCCGCTTATCGTGGTGCTGTCCAGCGTGCCAACAGACGTGAGGTATCCGGCAGGGTTTGAGGAAAGCGGATAGTAATATGTAGCGGCATCTATTGAACGTAGATAAGGCAACAACATTGCGAGGGTATCAATCTTTCGGAGATAATAGGAAAGCATCGAAGCGGTGTCGGCAATGTCCAGCTTCAAATCAATTCTATCGGATAGACTTGTCGTATCCGTACCGCCACCGACAACCTGAGTTAAATCGTATTGGGTTGCGATGTCATTAACCGTGTCGCAGTCCAGCGCATTGTTGACATTTTGAATTAACGTCCCGCCTTTCTTAATTTGGCTTGCAGGGGTTTGAGTTTGCCCCATGACAATAGGGACGAACACAAAGAATCTGAAAAGTAAAAGGATGGCAACCTTTTTCAATGGATTATGAATGTAGTCTTTTTGTGGTTGGAAGAATGTTTGCAGTCTTTGAATAAAGGATAGTCTGCGATGTTATCAATCAAAAACTTTACCATCTCATCACGATAAAAATCTGCTTTATTTAGCATCACATCCCTCATGTAGGA